AATGATTGAGGGTTTAGAATTAGCTTTAGATGAAGTAACACAAGCTGCTTCTAGAAGAGCTGTTAATGTTACCGGTCCTGATGGAAAAACTAGAACTGTTTATAAAAAATCTAGAGCAGTTTCACATGATGAATATGGTAATGAAAAAATTAAAACTGAAGAATCAGTTGAAGAAACAGGTGAAATCATAGAAGAAAACTTCAAACAAGGTATTTTAAAATTAAAAGATAGATCTTCTGTTATATTAAAGAAAGAAGATGCAGATGTTTTAAATAAACTATTTAAAGATATTTCAAAAGCAGGTTCAAAAAAAATGTCTGAAACTGTAATGAAGAATAAAAAAGGATTTCAAGAAATCTTAAATTTTGCTAAGGAAGCAGAAAAATAATGGCTTGGGTAACGGTTCCTGGATCAAACAATATATGGGAATACGATAATGCTGCAACTGCAGCGGGATCAGATACATATGATGATGCAAATGGAACGGTAACTGCTGGTGTTAGATCATTTACTCCAAATGGCGGAAATACACAATATACTTATATTAGATGTAGAAAAGCTGGAGAAACTATAGTTCGAGGTGAGTTAAATAAAAACTATTATGATGCTAAAATACCATAATAAATATAAAAATATATAAATATAACTAGAGAAATTATAAAGGGTAGAAAATTATGAAACTAATTACAGAAGTTTATACAGAAGACGCATCTGTTACTACCGAATTAAATGAAGAGACTGGTAAAAAGTCTTATTTCATCGAAGGAATCTTTATGCAAGGCGATATTAAAAATCGCAATGGCAGAATTTATCCTTCTGAAATTCTTGAAAACGAAATGAATAGATACAATAATGATTTTGTATCGACTAAAAGAGCGTTAGGCGAACTAGGACATCCTGATGGACCAACAATTAATGGTGACAGAGTATCTCATCTTATTACTGAGATGAAGCGCGATGGATCTAATTTTATTGGTAAGGCAAAGGTTCTAAGTACTCCAATGGGTGAAATTGTTAAAACTTTCATTGATGAAGGAATTAACATTGGTGTTTCAACTCGTGGTTTAGGATCAGTAAAACCTACTAAAGAAGGCATCATGGAAGTACAAAATGATTTCCATCTTTCAACTGTTGATATTGTAACTGATCCATCTGGACCAAATTGCTTTGTTAACGGTATTATGGAAAATACTGAATATTACTATGATATTGCATCAGGTAATTGGATTGCTCAAGAAGCAATCGAAGAAATGGTGAAAGAAGTGAAGAAGGAATACAAAACAATAACTCGTAAGATCGACGAAAGTACGGCTGCGCGAATGTTTGAAACTTTCATGAACACACTTAGAAATAATTGAAGTTATAAATAATACTCAAGTAGTAAAACACATTCTTATAAGAAGGAGTAAAACATATGTCAAATGAACTAGACGAAAAGTTTGTTGCTGACCATTCGGGTGGAGACGTAGTTAAGCCAGCGGAAGCTGCTGAGCCCACTACTGCAGCCGGCGGCGCAATCAAAAAGAAAAAGGCAGACGTTAAAAAGTCTGTAGACCCTACAGCGGATAAAGTTCCAGCAACTGTTTCTGGCCAAGCAGATGGTGGTTCTCCTATGAAAGAAGATTCAGAGGTTGAAGCTGAGGATCACGTAGAAGAAATTATAGAAATTGATTCATCAATTGAACAAATGTTCGAAGGTATGGATCTTTCAGAAGAATTCAAAGATAAGGTATCTCTTGTTTTTGAAGCTGCTGTTAACGAAGCTGCTACTAAGAAAGCAGAATCTGCTATTACTGAGAAAGTAGAAGCAATGGAAACAGAAATGAAAGAATCTTTAGATACCGCAATTGATGGCATCGTAGAGAATCTTGATTCTTACCTGGACTATGTAGTCGAGGAGTGGATGAAGGAGAACGAACTTGCAATCGAAACTGGTGTTAAGGTTGAGATGGCAGAGTCGTTAATGTCTGGTCTTAAGGATCTATTCGAAGAGCACAACATCGACGTTAGTGAGGAAACAATCGACGTAGTTGGTGAGCTTGAGTCTGAATTAGAACAACTTAAGGTTACTGCAAATGAAGGTATTACTGAAAATGTAGAACTTCAAAAGCAAATTGCTGAGCTGAAAGCTGAGAAAGTATTCGATGAAATGACTGAAGATCTTACTATCACACAGAAAGAAAGATTGAAAGTACTTTCAGAGAAGTTGGATTTCTCTAACGCAGATGAGTACAAAGCAGATTTAGAAACTTTAAAAGAATCATTCTTTAAGAAAGATGCTAAAGTAACTGAAGCTGCAGACGCGGATAGCGAAGAAGAAATTATTACTGAAGAATCTGCTCAGGTTAAAAAGCCAGCATCAGATCATTATTCAATTAATGCTCTTGTTGAGGCTCTAGACGCAAGACGCAGTGCAGAAATGAAATAATTATTATTATAAATAGATCTAGAAACTTTAAATTACAAGGAGATAGAAAAAAATGACACAGTCGAACTATCAAGCACTTGTGGAAAAGTGGGGCCCAATCCTTGAGCACGAATCTTTTTCACCTATTAAGGATCAGCACAAACGTGCTGTGACAGCAACAATCCTTGAGAACACCGAGAAGGCACTTGCCGAATCTGGTGATACTCAAGTTAACATGAGCTCTCTTTTAACAGAGTCTCCAACTAACGACGTAGGTTCAGATGGTGGATTTACTGCAGGCGCTACTGCAGCTGGTCCAGGTGCTGGTTACGATCCAGTACTTATTTCTCTAGTACGTCGTGCTATGCCAAATCTAATTGCATACGATATCGCGGGTGTCCAGCCAATGACTGGTCCTACTGGCCTTATTTTTGCAATGCGTTCACGTTACACTAACCAAGCTGGCGGCGAAGCTTTCTATAACGAAGCAGACACCGACTTCTCAGGTACTGGTACACAAGCTGGTAACCTTGGTCAAGCTAATACTGATGCAATCACTACTGGTACTGGTATGTCTACAGCAGATGCTGAAGATTTAGGTGATGGTGGTACATTTGCTGAAATGGCTTTCACTATTGAGAAAGTTACTGTATCAGCTAAATCAAGAGCTCTTAAAGCTGAGTACACTACTGAGCTAGCTCAGGATCTTAAAGCGGTTCACGGCTTGGATGCTGAGACTGAATTATCAAATATTCTTCAGTCTGAAATCCTAGTTGAGATTAACCGTGAATTAGTAAGAACTATCTACACTAATGCTGTAGTTGGTGCTGCTGATACTGCTACTGCAGGTACATTTGATCTTGACGTTGATGCAAACGGTAGATGGTCAGTTGAGAAGTTCAAGGGACTTATGTTCCAAATTGAACAAGAAGCTAACGCGATCGCTAAAGCTACTCGTAGAGGAAAGGGTAACATCGTCTTGTGTTCATCAGACGTTGCTTCAGCTCTACAAATGGCTGGTGTATTGGATTACACTCCTGCTCTTAACAGCAACAACCTAGAAGTTGATGATACTGGTAATACTTTTGCTGGTGTTCTTAACGGTCGTTACAGAGTGTACATCGATCCATATGCTGGTGCAAACTATCTAGTAGTTGGTTATAAGGGTTCATCTGCTTTTGATGCAGGTCTATTCTATTGCCCATACGTTCCATTACAAATGGTTAGAGCAGTTGGTGAGAATAGTTTCCAGCCGAAAATTGGTTTCAAAACTCGTTACGGTATGGTTTCTAATCCATTCGCTCAAGGCGCTACTCAAGGTCTTGGTGCTCTTACTGATGATACTAACGTATACTACAGAAGAGTTAAGGTATCTAACTTATTCTAAGAATAAAGGTACTACAAAACTTAAAGGGAGTCGAAAGGCTCCCTTTTTTTATGTAATATATCTAAAGGTATATTAATTTTATACTTAAAAAAGTATAAATAATAGTTGACATGGACGTAAAAATGTATTATAATAAAATATAGTGCATTTATAATAAGGAGAATTATGCCAGAACTATATAACACACCCAACCTTGATGAGTTGGAAAAAGGACCTTGGCCTTCCTTTGTAACAGGCCTAAAACGATTAGCACAGGACGATCATGCCGGTGCAGCACAAGTTAGAGATGTTTTAGCAACACTTGAAACATCTTATGTAACTAAGAAAGGATATTGGAAAGGTGGTACTGTCGGTGTCGTAGGATACGGTGGGGGAATTATTCCACGTTTCAACGAACTAAAAGACGAGAACGGTGACTACAAATTTAAAAATGCTGGAGAGTTTCATACTCTAAGAATACAACCACCAGCAGGTATGCATTATACATCACAATTATTAAGAGATCTATCTGACATGTTTGTCGATAACGGTGGATCTGGATTGATTGCTTTTCATGGTCAATCAGGTGATATTATGATGCAAGGAGCAGATGAAAAAGGTGTACAAAAGATTTTTAACGCGCTTAATGATTACGGTTTTGACCTTGGTGGTGCTGGTCCTGCTGTACGAACTGGAATGGCTTGTGTGGGAGCATCTCGCTGTGAGATGAGTAATGCTAATGAGCAAGGTATTCTAAGAACTTTAGTAAATGCTTTTCTTGATGATATGCATAGACCTGCTCTTCCATATAAATTCAAATTTAAAGTATCAGGTTGTGCCAATGACTGTATGAACTCTATTGAAAGATCAGATATGTCAACAATTGGTACATGGAGAGATGACATCAAGATTAACCAGAGATCATGGGTTAAGATGGTAGAAGACAAAGGAATAGAGTATGTTAATGATAACATTATTTCTCGTTGTCCTACACAGTGTATGTCAGTAGATTCTAAATCATTAGAGTTATCAATTGATAACAAGAACTGCGTTAAGTGTATGCATTGTATGAATGTAACATCACCTCTAACACATAAGTATAATGATATTGGTGATTTCTCTGGAATATTATCTCCAGGAGATGATAAAGGTGTAACTATCTCAGTAGGTGGTAAGAGAACTCTGAAGATTGGTGATCTATTTGGTACTGTAGTTATTCCTTTCCTTAAAGTAGATACTGCAGAGGATTACGAATACCTTGAAGAACTTGCTGGTGAAATGATTGACTTCTTTGCAGAGAATGCATTGGAGCATGAAAGAACTGGAGAGATGATTGAAAGAATAGGTATTGTAAACTTCCTTGAAGGAATTGGATTGAATGTTGATCCTAATATGATTGAGTCCCCTCGTTATATGTCATATGTTCGTATGGACAAGTGGGATGAAGAAGCTACTAAATGGTTCGAGAATAAAGCCGAAAAAGTAGCATAATGAAAACTAATCAACGCCAAGCATTTGAATGGTGGGATAAGTTAAATATAAATCAGAAGGTTTGGTACGGACAAATGTTTCCTGAGTTTGCAAATAAATCACAATTAATTTATAGAGCATATCAGGAACATTTAGTAAGTACCAAATCACATCTTAGAATAGTAGAATAGGATTATATTATGGAATATATTATGAATAACCCAATGGTTTTATATGAATGGTTTGGAATGGGATTAGGACTGCTAGCAGTAGCATTTATTACACTTGGGCCGATCTATATATTTTGTAATTACTTAGACGGTAAATACGACAAATAAATTTAATATCTATATCTTAAGAGATATACGTTTTTCAATGATACGTATATAAATAAAATTACCACTATTTAATATACCACAGGAGGTTATAATGAAGAAATACTTGGACCTATACTTGGCGAAATGCCCATTACCAAAAGCAATTCGTTACGTAAAAGCAAAGCTAAGCGAGTCGTAGAAAACGACTGGCGTAAAATGAAATTTCAAATTCAATGATTCACATCTGTGGTTATTGTGGAAAAAGATTCTCTGATAAAAAACATAGTTCGCCTGATGGAACAATATCATTCTGTTCCTACGAATGCAAAATTATCTGGAATTATAAAAAGAAAAAGTAAATAATGTGGGCTTTAATATATTCCATTATTGTTATTGGAACTACGGAGCCTGTCGTGTATAGTTTAAGTAATTATCAAACATACGTTGAATGTTTTCATAGCATGAAAGTCCATTCAGCAAAATTAAGAAAAAACGAAGCTTTACACTGTATAATGATAAAATAACAAGGAGGTTATATGGCTGATGAAATCTTAGATGCCAAGGGACTTAATTGTCCACTCCCTATTCTTAAAACAAAGAAAGCAATTTCTAAATTAGAATCTGGTCAGACTTTAGAAGTACATTCTACTGATGCCGGTTCAGTTAAAGATATGGAAGCATTTTGTAATCAAACTGGTCACAAAATTATTTCAAACGAAGAAAATAATGGTGAGTATATATTCACTATTCAAAAAGCATAGGAGAAAATTATGGCAGATGTATTAGGAGCACCAGTAGATGAAGAAGGTTT